TATTATAGCAAAAATGGGAATTATTGTCTACCAAAAAAGTAATACTTAATACTGATTCAGTGCGGGTTGCAGTTCAGCGATAATGCTACGCTCACAGGCATGGGCGTCTTTGCGACCCCGGACTACACCGATAACTTCAACTTCAAACGCTTCGGCGCCGTGTTCGCGAATGCTTTTGCAGAGAGGCCAGTCCTTGTTCTCAGTTAGCGCACGACGAACGTGCTTCTGCATGCGAACTTTGATGGCTTTTTTCAGCTGCTGGCCGCAAACAGTAATACCAATGTAGTACTCGCCGGTGTTAGTGTTCGCTAGCATATAGATAGCGTGTTTGCGGTCTTGGCGGGCTTTGCGTTTCATCATACCATTATTATAACAAAAATGGTAATTTTCTGCAATCAAAAAAAGTAGTACTAAAGTTTAATTTTTAGTACTACCTTTAAGTTAGTTAGCACTTACGCACTTCGCCTACGTAGAAGTCATCGGGGTCGCTGTAATCGCTAACAGCGGCAGCACGAGCTTCGGCTTCTTCCCGGTTATCGTAGTATTCTTCCCAGATAACCCGCTGCCCATAACCCCTTTCGCGTTCAACTAGGGTTACTTTCCAGAGACCTTGTTTAACAGTGACTTTGGCCATTTGCAACTCCTTTCTTTAGGCTTTTATAATAGCATAAAGTGGATTTTCGAACAACCAAAATAAATGTTGTTATTTTACAACGATTTTTTTCTTAGTTTTCTTGTCTGCAAACTCTTTGCCCAAGTAATACTCGACCAACCTATGGTTGATATTTGCGGGTAGATCAATATAAGGTTCTTCAAGAACAAACTTATAAGGACAACCTTCCCATGTGCGCTTCTTTAAAAACTCGGCGTATGCAGCACGATGTTCAGGATTGGCAGCATCAAAGACGGCATAGGGCCTATCGCATAACAGGAAACTTTTGAGCATGATAAATTTCAGTGTAGAGTTTTACGTTCGATATCCGAAATACCGAACAGCTTCATTGCTTTTTCGATTTTCTCCGGGGCAGCACTGACATCGTAGTCGTCGGGCAGCAATAAACTTTTTAAATTCCCATCGCCGTCCAAAACAAAAATATAATCGCCATCATCAATAGTATCGGCAAAATCATCTGCCAAATTATCTAGTTCATTGGTTGTATGTGACATAGTACTGTTTTTTTAACCTTTTATAATAACGATCGCTCAGTGCTGCTAATTTTACAACAACTGGATCTTTTTTGTCAAACCACCTTGTGTATGTTTTATACACATCAGTTTTTTCCAAATCGGGCTTTTTTCGATTTGGGTTAAAAATCGAATTCATTACCAATTCGGCCGCGGCCATAAATGCGTAAGCATCTATTTCGTCCGAATTTCCGTAGTATTCTTGTTGCTCTTTGATGTGTGGTTTGGTACTTAGACTTTTGTAAGGGCGACTCCAATTAAAATCCCTACGTCTAAATTGATTAAGATGAACAAATTCATGTCCTAGAATGTTTACAAAATCTACACAAAACTCGCCCCAATGTTCTTTGCTAACATCGTCTTGTGTGAATGAAAAAGTTTCTTTTCTTTTTGGGAAAATGATTTCTACTTCTATGGGCGGCTTGCCGTCTTCGTCGAGTTCGCAATCATAAAGCCCAGCAACTATAAATCCATTAGTTGCTAGGCTTAGTGAACTGTTTCCAATTATCTTACACTCTGTAAATGGCACCGTTTTCTTTATTTTTCTAACGATGTCATTATGAGTGACAACTTTGTTTTCTAACGAATCATATATTGAGCAAAGATTGTAAAGTAATTGGAAGTAGTTCATATTGTTATTTAAACAAAATGAACGCCATTAACATTGCTTGACAGATAAATCCCACGCCAATGGTAATAACATTCAGCTGGTCTTTGAGTACTATTGCTCTTGCGAACAGTAACACCAAACCAGCATAGATAAACATTACAATATCCAAGCTTGGTGTTCTATCACTAAGGCCAGTCATCAAAGCCAGTAAGCTAGGAATAGTTGCGCAATGCAAAACAATTGCAGCCATCCAACCTAGCGTTTCTGCTGTGATCTTTTTCAGATGATCCAAAAAGAATTTACGAATCAAAACAACGAGACCCAGTAGTTTGAAATTCACAATTATTCCTTATAAAAAATATGATTACCGATTTGAGCAATTTTTTGCTTTTTCCAACTTGGATTTACATATGTAGCATGATAATACAGTGCTTCGTTTAAACTGGGCAACCTAAAGTTTTCCATTAGCACTTTCTTCGCCACTTCCTCGGATTCGGCCCAGTATTTTGGATAAACTGGTCTAGTTTTATGATTGGTTTCGCATACCCAACTAAATTGGCAGATTACCTTTTCATAAACTACATTTTTTTGATTAATAACGCCACATACACCTTTGCCAAATTTACCTGAGGCAACCCTGTTCATGGTTACTTGAGCAACTGCAACTTTGCCTTCGAACGGTTCGCTGGCAGCTTCCCAATAAATGTTTCTAGTTAAACATTCTAATTGTTTAGTACGTTCGCTAGCAGTGATGGTAGTTTCGGATTGATTTAGAATATTATTTCTAAGAGATTCAAATTTTGTTTGTGTTACCGCATACAGTATCCAGCCGATTATGATCGAGCCTAATACAACTTGTAAAATTTTGGTTGCGCTAATCACATTTTCGTAATAACGATGTGATGCAACTAATGCCATTCTTCTCTCCTTTTTACAGAGTGTAATTTTATATAACCAATATCGAATTGGTGATAAATGCTATGTTAACTAGCACCGTAGGTGATTTTAACACAATCATTGGTTTTTAGTCAATGTTGTGTTTCGAAGTTAGATAACGTTTTTGTTTGCGACGCCAGATTCGCCTAGTAGGAATGATGTTTTGCCCTGTCCAAGTAAAGCTTTCATAGTATCGCCTGCTTGGTTTGGTTGAGCTAATTGATACAACATATAGTCTGTGCCGATGTTTTGGGTGTCGGCACCAAGATCTGGTAATGCACTTGCAAATGCCAAATACACAGAAGTTTCGGAGAACGGGCTAACAGTTAAGTTAGCTCTATTGTAGTTTCTCCATTCGTAATATAATTTTCTGCAGCACCAAGTCCAGTTATTGTTAATTGTTGTAACAATAGCCTGTATCTCACCACTTTGGTCTGATGCAATAGTGTTCAATAAATTTAAATATTCTGTTTTTTTCTGTTCTAATTTAGTTTCCCAATAATCAAGGCCACCTGTTCTCACAATAGAACCCGACTGACTAACAGTTACGGTCTGCGGCGGCACCGGAATAAATTGTTCGGCCGCAATAACTTCCGATTGTGATATAGGGTATCTGCTAACATATCTGCTGATTTCTGTTAGTGTATCCCTAATTATTGGTCCGTAATCTGTAGCGTATAGCCTAGAAATAGCCTCATTAACGGCTCGGATTCCATCTATTAAATATCCAGCACCCGTGCCTATAACATCAACCATAGTAACTGGCCCGTTACCTTCAGCTAATGGCAAATATGTTCTTAGATTATTAATAATATCTTGAGATAGTAAAGGCGGAGAACTGTTAATTGTGGTGTTACCAGACAGCGCGTCGACGTTGGCAGTTACTTGATCCACAACGTTGTCGATTAATTTAACTAACTCAACGCCTTCTATTACTTGTAAATTTGCCGCTTTATAAAAAATATCTTTTCCGAATTCAGCCAAAGAAGCAAATGCACTATCATTGGTGAGACCACTAGCCAACACAATGTCGGTGTAATCCAACGGAGAAGTCATAGTTGGCATTGTGGTTTTTAAGGTCTGCTGAATTATGTCTAGATCATCGGCATTTGTAATCGACTTCAATAAGAAACTAATTGTGGGTGTATAGTTAGGATTATAAATGTCTGTATATACAACACCAGATGTCAGCAACTTGGCGGAAAAATCTTCAATGTAACCTAAACCAGAATCAATCATTGCTTTTGCAACAGCGTTAGGCGTTCCGAAGTGGCCGTCGGGAATAGTAGAAATTAATAATCCTAAATTACCCAGTGCTTTTCTTAGGGCTATGCCAATTTTATATTTGTTAAATCCCTGAGTAACAAAATCGGAATAGTTTTTGGCCCCATAGTTTGCAAGAGTGTTTGCTTCTGCATTTAAAGATGCTGCCAAAAAGCTATTTGATGTTAGCACCCAGCTCTGCACTTGACTGAATACGTTTAGGAAATAAGACGTGTTCCACGTATTGCTTCCTGACAATCGTTGCATTTGTAAATCTACATATGCAACAAAATTTCCTCTTAAATCAGTGATAGGTTCACCGATTGCATTGGTTAAGTTATCTGGTATTACACCTGTTAATGCAGGGATAGCACTGTTCGCGCCAAATGTGGTTCCTGCAGGATCTCTCCAGTATTCTCTAATGTAACCAGTTGAATACGGTGCTAGTTGAGCAGAGGGGGGATTTCTACCTGTGACTTTCAAATTTGCCCACGTGGTGAGAGGCACAGTTTCACCAACATCATAATATTTGCCGCCGACTGAACCGGGTTGAACAATCTTAACTATGTAGTCGCCTTCCGACAAAGACATAGCTACCATATTACCCAAACTACTTAAACTACCTGCGTAAACTCCGCTATTAGCTCCTGCGATAAAAGCGTACCCCGATCCTCCGCCGCTGTAACCGCCATCGAAACCAACGGCACCTGTGCCGCCGCCCGGGTTTCCAAAACCCGCAAGGCACGACAACCCTTGTGCCGAACAGATGCCTGCTATGCCGCCGATAGATGGACCAGGCGGGCCGCCTTCTTCAGTAGACCCAAACATTCCAGATGGAACCCCAGAGCTTCCAGCGTTATCATTATTGCCAGATCCAGATCCGGGCGCCTCGCCATCGGCAGCGCCATCATTAAAGGCATATTTAAGCTCTAACCAATCTAAATCTTTTCTTACGTCCGACTTGGTTCGAGCCGAAAAAATTCCTATGTCTGTAACTGTTGAAATTAACATTTTATTATTTCTTTTTATACTGGAGGCCCGGGATCGCCGCCTACTTCAGTTGAGCCCATCATTCCGGTCGGAACGTCGCCGCCTACTACTGTAGAACCACCTGGAATGCCAATGTCTGAGCTGGGCCCTTGGTTTGCAAGGTAATCACTTCCTGTTCCGTAAGAACCCGATATAACTGTTCTGCCATAATACGCATAAGTACCGGTGGCGATATCTTTTACTTTACCCAATAAAACTTCTTCAAATCTATTTTCATCAGGTCCGCAATCCTGAGCTCTTCTTCTTAGATAAACGTCATCGCCTCTAACATAATAAGATACGCCCACCACGTCTCTTACTAAAGTATAGGGATTAGGTAAGCCGGTCCTTGTATCAAATTCCAACGGCGTGACTATTTCGCTGCTTCCGAAAATAAGCATCTCAGCTAAAAAATCTGCATTGATACCAAAGGGCAAGGGGTTCGCTGATATAAGAAAGTTAGCGGCAGCAAGTTGAAGAGGACTAAGGCCGCCGACCCCCAAATTGGGATTGTTAAATAAAAAATTATTTGGTATAGCCATCGTCTAAACTAACTTAGTTAATAATAACATCAAAGCTTGCACTCTGAACTTTATGACCGCATTTGCCAATGGCGCCTTTTGTAAGTGGGGGTCTTCCATTTACAAGAACGCCTTTGATAATGGACTTTGTGGTGCCAAAGCAGTGGGCAGGAGGACAGCCTTTGGCTCCGCAGCATGGGTGCGGAGTATACGTACACTGGTCTAGTGCAAGCGGTCTTCCGTTTACTAAAACGTTAAAGCTAACGGGAGAAACAAGTACTCCCCCGGGTCCTAAAATATCACCTAACCTTGCTGCACCTGGCATAATCGATCCTTATACGATGATAGGACCTTTACTAACGGTTTTGATACCAGTTGTGGTTGTTAGATAATGGTCCTCTAATTGCTTAATTACAGGAGCATGCATCATAACATGTTCTTTTTTAAGCTCTACATCAGTATTTATGTCCGCAGAAAACAGGCTCTGCATCAAACCGATGCCTTGCTGGCTAGGTACTACAGTACACGGCTTACTAACAGTCCACCCATTGGCAGTAGATTCTACAATTTTTGCAACGATTTCGTCGCCATTAACAATTTTAAACGATACAATATCGCCTGCGTTATAACCTTTATTGAGTAACACTTAGTCTTTCCTTTAATTGATCTTCGGTTAATTTTGATAGTCCTTGAAATCCACCTTCGACAAAAAGTTTACCGTCTTTATAAATTTGCGGCACTGTTCTGTGACCTTCATTTACGATAAAAGTACGAGCGTCTGGTACTTCATCTACTTTGATTTCTTCAAACGGAATATTGCGTAAAGTTAGTAGATTTTTTGCCTGAACGCAAAAAGGACAATTGTTTTTTGAATATACTGTTAGCATGTTTGTTCCTTATTATTGTAATTAGTCTGTTTTAAAGCGATGGTAAAGAATCATAGTCTAAGGAATCTGTCATAACACCGATTACATAGCTAGTAGATTCGGTTTCTTGCAATGCACTTTGTTTCTTGCTTGTATCGCTGTGCTTGTTGAACCATGGGATAGGAGTAGATTTTGGAGCAGAGTTCCAATACTTGATGCCGATGTCTTTTAACGCACCTACCGCGGTATAGTCAACAAAGTCTTTTAGGATGTTTGCATTAAGGCCGATAACCGGACCTAGCTTGAACAAATAGTCCGCCCATGCTTTTTCTTCTGCAATAACATCTCGATAAATTTGCAAAACTTCTTCTTGACATTCTTGTGCAGCTCGAGCAAAACGCGGATCTTCCTTAACTACTTGATTGATCAAGAATGCAGTCCAGCCTTTGTGTAGTAATTCGTCTTGCAAGATCAAGCTGATAATGTTGCCGTTGCCGATAAAGATTTTGTTTTCGACCATTGCTAAACTTGTAGCAAACGAAACCATAAAGCGGAATGCCTCTAGCGCATAGCTAGCGTGTAGTGCAAGGTAAATTGCTTTGACATGCTCCTCTTCTGAGACTGCATCGCCCATTTCTTTTCGGCAGTTGATAACGTGTAATTTGTCGTAGTATTCGCCAACACTACTTGCCATATCCACAATTTCTTTAGTGTCGTGGATTGTGTTAAACACTTCCTTAGGCACGTTGTAGATGTTACGAATAATATGACTATAACTACGACTATGAATGTTAGTCTCAAAAAATGTCCAGTTGTAGACCAATGCTTCTAGTTCAGGTAAACTAATTACAGGCGTAAAGATTTGACTTGGGCCGCGGCCTTGCAAACTGTCTAGTGCAGTTTGACGAAGTAGGTTGCTAGTAAAGATATGCTTAACAGCATCGCTAGCTTCTTTAAAGTCGTTTGCGTCTTTAGTTAAACTAACTTCTTCTGGAACCCAGAAGAAGCCACGTGCAGTAGTTTCAAAGTCTGCAATCTTTTTATACTTTACTTCTTCAAATCGCTGGATAGTTACTGGACCTTCTGGATCCAGAAACATTTTTCTGTGGAGGTAGTCAGTTTTAGTTTTTAAATTATATTGTTGTTTTGACATGTTAGACCTTATAGCTTGCAAGCTTCGCAATCTTCGACGTCGTCGAAGTCAATTGTTTCCAGAGGTGCCGCCACTTCTTCTTGAACTTTGGCACCTTGCTTATTGATTAGGCTGTAGTAAAAAGTTTTTAGACCCCAAATCTGTGCTTGCATTAAGTTTTTGGCAATTAGTGTAGTTGGAACTTTACGCTCTGGGAAATGTGCTGGGTTGTAGAATGTATTTGTTGAAATACTCTGATCTACATAAGCAGCAAGAACAGCAGCAGTTTTAATGTATCCGTCGCAATCTTTCTGATCCCACATCAGCTGATACTTGTTCTTCAACTTGTGGTACTCAGGAACAACTTGCGTGAATGATCCTGCCTTAGATTCTTTAGTACTAATCAAGCTCATTGGCATTTCAATACCATTAGTACTGTTAATTACCACGCTGCTAGATTCTACAGGAGCGATTGCCATAAGTGTAGCATTACGAACGCCATATTGTTTCATATTGGCACGTAAGGTCTCCCAATCTAGTTCGGGAGTAAAGTCAGCTAGCTCGTTAACGCCTTTGGCACGCAATTCCCAAGGGAAAATGCCTTTGCCGTAACGTGTCTTGTCACTGTCTTTACAGGCGCCACGCTCTTTGGCCAATTCGACAGTTGCTTCGGTTAGATAGTAAGCTTGATGCTCCATCCAGCTCTTAACATCCTGTAGTGCATCTTTGTCGCCGTACTTCAAACCGCGTTTGGCATGCCAGTAAGCTAGGTTAGTAACACCAATGCCCAGTGGTTGAATTTCATCATTGCTTAGCTTAGATTGAATGCTAAGGAAGTCCTGGTAGTCGAGAATATTACACAGGCTGCGCTGCAGGATTCGGCATGCACGACGCATATCTTCTGGATTACGGAATGCACCCCAGTTAATAGAACCCAAAGTACACAATGCAATGCGCCCTTCTTCATCGTCGAGTCTCTTAAACGACTTAGTCGGCAATAGAATTTCACAGCATAAGTTGCTTTGATAGATAGTATGATACTCTGGATCAAATGGTCCTTGATTCATTACGTTGTCAATGAACACTAGATAGATACGGCCCGTGTCTGTGCGTTCCTTTAGGATACCGCTCTTGAAGACCTCCTCCGCAGACATAGATTTTTTCCTAAGTCCCGCTGTCTTTTCATACTTAACATATAGCTCTTCGAACAGTGCCGTATTCTTATAGAACGCCTCATAGAGGTCTGGAACTTCATTAGGGTCAAAGAAGGTAATATTCTCTTTATTCTTGAATCGTCTCCAAAAGAATGCAGAAAGCACCACACCGTAGTCCATGTGACGCACACGGGTTTCTTCTGTGCCTTGGTTATTCTTGAGAACAATAAGGTCATCAAACTGGTGATGCCAGATGGGATAGAAAACTGTAGCACTAGCATTACGAATGCCTCCTTGTGAACATGAGCGTAAGTCACCGAACCATTTCTTTAAAAAAGGAATCATGCCAGTGTGCATGATTTCGCCGCCGCGAATAGGCGAACCTAGTGGACGCAGACGACCGATCTCTAAACCAATGCCAGCACGTTTACTGGCATACTTAGCCATCATTTCGCCACTAGCGAATATACTATCCAAATCATCATCGCTCCTAATGAGCACACAAGAACTAAATTGTTTCGTCGGAGTGCCAAGACCAGCAAGGACAGGAGTAGCAAGAGTAAAAAGACCATCACTAGCAGCATTGTAATATTCCTTAATGTAACGCATACGAGCACTGTTTGGCTCTTCTCGATGGAACACAGTTGCAGCAGCTACCATGTAACGAATCTGCGGTGTTTCGTAAATTTCTTTTGTGGCACGATTGCGAACAAGATACTTTTCGATCAACTGCTCAATTGCAGCATAGCTGTACTGTTCATCTTTGCTGTGATCCAGCATGTCGTTCATGCGGTCCCAGTCTTCTTTGCTGTACCATTCTAGCAATTCTGGCGTGTAAAGACCGACGCCAACATTTTTCTTTACGATATCGTAAAGGTGTGGAACTTCATAGTCGCCGTAGACATCTTTGCGTAGCATACTCAAACGTTGCTTACCTGCAACGTATTGGTAATTGGTGTGGCCTACGTCGGGATTGTGCTCGACATCGATCAAATTAACAATGGCGCGCAATGTAATTTCGTCGATCTCTTTCGTGGTAATTCCGTCATAAAAATGCGGCTGAGCTTTAATTTCGATCATAGATTGACTAACATCTGCAATACCCCCGCAGACCTTAGCAATCTGAGTTTGCCATTTTTCTAATGTTAAAGGTTCTTTTTTTCCGTTTCGTTTCGTAACTTGAATTTGCATTGTCGATTCTCTTATTGTATTTTGTGCAACCCCAGTTGTTCACTGGTTATAATCTTTTTTAATTTTAGCTCTGGATCAATTTGTTTTTTATTTACTACCTCATCGTGTAGGTAATTAAGCACATATTTTCCTTGTTCAACAAATACTAAATTATATTGTTCCATGGTCGAAGGATCATTATATACTCTTATATCTAATTCTGGTCGGTGATCAGTAAGATATAAAGTATAAACTATACCAAGTGCTTTTGCAACATTACAATAATAATTTTCGTATATAAATTCCCATGGCCCAGGCCATAAATGGACTTCATCCACGTGTAAATAATGATTTTGATAAGGAGCATAGCTCCAAAGATGTTCAACATCTTTGACAGCTTCTTCCAAAGGTTTTTGACTGATAGTTTTTCGAAAGTCATGCCATGAGCGGAGGCGCTCATAGGGTAATAGATTCCACATGCGCTAGTTAATTAATAGGAAAAAGTTGAGGTTGTAAATTTTAGATTAGCATCTATGCCAGTATTTACGCCTGTATTGTCTATCGTTGCGCTAATTTGAGTATAGGTATTGGCTACTTGGGTGACTGCAAATGTAACACCGACATCTGCAGTTTCTGTATATTCTTCATCGTAGGCTAAATTAGAAAGCTGTTGAGCTACACGCAGATAACCTTGCCTGACATTGTTGCCACGAACAATAGTATAGTTCATTGTAATACCAGGGTTTGCATCAGTAAACTGTCCATAGGCGATGTTGGCGGTTGTCCCAGCACCAAGAACTTGGCTTCGTGTAACGGGTACGGCAGTAACGTCGATGCTATACTGTGTCAGTATTTCTGTATTACCTACTTCGGGTGCACCCTCTTCTAATGTACCGTTACCAATATACAGTTGTCGGGTATCCACGCTCCAGCCAAGTTCTGCGCTGGCTAGCTGCGGTAAATTTTCGTTAACGCCCCTGCGGTGCTTGATTTGCGAGATCTGTACAATAGCCATCTTTTGTTCTTCCTAATACTATATTTAGTTTAGGCTGTAATACTGCTCAACCCTCGACAGCCAACGCTGACTCCAATGTTCAAATTCGTCTTCTTGAATGACAAATTCTTGATACTCGTTGTTTGCGCTACACATTAAAATAACACCCGTCTTAATTTCTGTTCCGTGTGTTTCATTGTGTGCAAGAGCATATGCTGCTAGCTGCAAGAAATAATCCTCAATCCATTCACGCTTTTTGGGCTTATTTGTTTGTTTAAAGTCCATAATTGCGGGTTTTCCTTGCCAAACACCTATGCAATCTGTAGTGCCTGCATATAGCCCACTATAGAACACAGGAACTTCTACACCCCAAAATTCCGTGACATTTTTACCTAACCCCTCAAAAATAATAGTATTAGCCATGGCGTGACTTTGCTGACTAAAGGGGTTAGTTCCCGGCAATCCTATTTGCCCATCTTTAACGTAATTTTCCAGCCACTTGTGCATGCGAGTGCCACGGCCTGCTGCTTCGGTTGTGATTTCCTGAGCTCGTTGTTCGCCGACACGCTTTTTCCAATTAAGCAGTGCTGCTACTTTTTCTGCTGGTTTTGTTTTATCCAAAATTGTTGTTACGCTAGGGACTTTGCTGCCGTCAGGCAAGCAATAGTGACGCTTGCCATCAACGCTTTCGCGACTAATTGGTGTGTAATTAAATTTTTCGATTAACATTATACTCTAAAGCTTTCTCCGCAACCACAACGATCACGTTCGTTGGGATTTCGAAATTCGAACCCTTCATTGAGACCGTTGCGTACAAAGTCAATTTCTAAACCTTGCAAGTAAACACAGCTTTTTGGATCTACATACAATTTGCACCCATTGCAATCGATATGATGATCTTCGGGCGAAGGATTATCTACGTATTCTAACACGTATGCAAGCCCGCTGCAACCGGTTGTTTTGACACCGATTCTCAAACCCAAGCCTTTACCCCTTTTGGCTAACTGTTGCCGAATTTTAATTGCAGCCACGTCTGTTAAAGTTATCATATGTTAATTGTTTACTTTTTTATATTTTATGCATTTTTTATGTTGACCATAAACATAAAAACCGTGTTTGTTAATTAATTCGTTATGATAAGCAGCCTGCTCCTTTGCATCTGCCCTTGCTTTTATTTTTATAGTCTCAAATAACTTTTCAATTTTTTCAGCTGGGACGTTCTTTTCTTTCTTTAGCAAGAATCCAAAATAATATTGTCCGAAAAATCTGGATGCTAAGGTATCTTCGAATGACATTCGATTCGTTTCGTACAGATCTTTGTGTATCATAAATTTATTACTATTGGGATCTATATTAGAATAAAGTTCGTCAATTGTTTCAACATCTACGATGCTATCTGTATCAAGGTCCTCTCGCACGTACACAGTATCCACTAATTTAATTCCGTGTAATTTTATATATTCGGGATCATTCGCCGGACTGTTGGGTAAGAAATTCCAACGTATTAGTTCCATATTCTTAAGACCTGAATAATATAAAGTTTTTACAGTTTCAACGATGCTGTCAAAGCTCTGGCCTGGCAAATTTATAATTATTTGCGCAAACACTTTATCTTCTTTTTCAGGCCCCACTTGGGCTTTTATTCTATTAATTAGCTCTAGGTGGTCTTTCCAACTGATGCTAGGTCGAAATATTGCTTTTAAAACGGTTTCATTAATGTCTTGCAAGCTGATCGGTGCAGGAACATTGAAATGTTTTAAATTATTAACAACGATATATTCTGTAATATTTTTCTTCAGTTTTGGAGTATTAAAAACAATAAATTTAAAATTTCTCGATGGTGTGTATAAATTTAAAGCGTAGTTATAAATGTCCAAGTCTTCTTTCCATTGCCCGAAGTTTGCGTCAGTTTCTCGTATAGCAACATCAAGTTCGTAAAATAAATCAATATCGTCTTTCCATGGATGAGAGCGGCGTTTGACTTTCTTAGTAAGGTTTTGACTCCAATCGCAAAATGCACAGTTATACATGCAACCTCTTGCGAATTCTATGGCTATCAATAGTGTTTCTTTTTTAACTCCCCTACTGACCAAGTAGTCGATCATATCCACAAGGTCCTGCTTGTTATTAACGTAAGGACTGCTTGAATTATATTCATCGTCAGTCAACATTTCGTAAGGATAAATTTTTCTTTCGGAGTTAACGTTTTCGACAATATTCACAAAAGAAGATTTGTCTAAATCAAGACCAGAATGATAATCAATTATCTGCTGAAAGGGACGTTCCCCATCGCCATAAACAACATAATCAATATAGGGGTGCTCTTTGAAAAAATCGGCGCCTTCGTCCCTGTGCGCAGTTAATTGTGGGCCGCCCATGACAATAATACAGTTTGGCAATATACTTTTTGCAACTTTGGCAATTAAAAGTTGGAAAGTAATATTCCAGACATAACATCCGAGACCAATGATATCTGGCTTTTCTATTTCTAATTCTTCCCTGACCACGTCAATATGGTCGAGCATTATATAATGCGGCCGCAGCCATTCAACCTTGTCATTTTTTCCGTGGATGGTATAAAAATGTTTCAGGAAAAGAAAACTTAAATTGATAATTGTAAATTTCTGACGGCCGCCGCCCGACTCAGTCTCTACTAAAGGATCATCTGTATTAAGGATCCCGTTATTAAAAAATTTTACTTTCATTTATTTGTGTCGACTGCGGTAATCTTCAACGGCAG